TTAGCATGTAGCACTTTGTGGAATGTTGCAGGAATCTTTATTGGAGCGCCTTCGCCATAGATGGTAATCTTGCCCTCAATTGTATCATCCTCTACAGGATATTCTTTGTAATCACGTGCTTTCCAATCAATAGAATCCCAAAGTATTTTATCATCTTCTGACCAATGACCTTCAAATTTAGGGACATAAATCTTGCTATATACTCCTAATTCAGCAGCCGCACGCTGAATATCTGAAGGTTTCATGTACTTAACTAATGCGTCAACAACATCTAACGCACCAATGTTACCATCATTCAGTGCGTTGTGTAAAATTTCAACCGCATCTGGACCGTAAGCTGCTCTAATGTATCGCTTCATAGATCTAAACTCCTTTACATCAATTTGTATATTTATAGTTCACATAGAAAGAACCTTCAGGTGTAGCTAACCAATCTCTGTAACTCTGCATAAGTTTTGGAGTTACTAAATTCTTCTGTTCAAGACACATCTGTACATACAATTCAGTATGGTAATCAGATAAAAATACAGCAAGTCCTGTTTCGATTCGTGGCATAGATACACCTCCAGAACTGATAATTATGTAAAAATAAACAAGGTTGAAAACTAGCGGATAAACATAGAAAGATGCACCCAATATGTAAATATCAAGTGCATCTTCCTTAAGAAAGGGATAGTGAAAAAACATTAGGTTCTTTGTAATTACTATCAGTCTCTATATAATGTGCTTTGGCATTAACATATAAGGTTCAGCCGTCTGCACCGCCTAAATATGGTGTGTCCCATGTAGATTTTAAGGTCGATACTTCAATACGAGGTAAATCTGTTTGAGGTTTCTCGTGATAGTTCCACCATTCTTTACCATCATACTCACCACGAGACATCCACCAGTGATCTCCTATGATTAACAGATCTTCGACTATTTCTGCATGCCCATATCCCGGATCATAGTTAGTATCCTTTGCAAGTGTCTCAAACAACTCCTTAGATATCTCAAACCTACGTCCCTGCACAGCTGTAACATCTTCAAATGTATGCCCATGCGCTTTCAAAGTAGTTATAGTTTCATCCCACAGATTGCGAGTTTGCATTTAACAACACCTCCCTGTATCTTAGGTACACACAGTATAACGATCACTTAAATTTCAATGTTAAATGACGCATAAACAATCTGCAAGTATGGAGGGGGCAGATAGCCTAACATTAAAACTGCATTGTAATGTTTGTCATACAATGCAGTTTCATATTTACTATTAAGTTTGTGTGTCAAAGTATTGATAGGGAGTAATCTTGTCGATATAGGCGACAAGAAACATTGATTGGCGCTGTCCTCCTATACATACTATAACGATTTATTAAGCTCTGAACTGGTCAAGATCGACGCTTGTCGGAAGTGCAATAAGATCAATTGTGATATCGTTGATTACACCAGCAACTGTGATATAAATCTTACCAATTACAGAATTTGCATTGACGCTACTAAGTCCATCAATATCTGCAGACATCGTGATATAATAATCATCGATTGCACCTACATTCCGCATGGTATCCAAAGTAGGGCTTACTCCTGCATAAAATGAGCTGTAAGCTTCCTGGTTGTTATACTGGAATGTGATAGAAATACCAACCTTATATGCAACGTCTTCAATAGCATTTACAAGCCATCTTGTGCTGAGATTTGCAAGTGCCTGATATGTTGCAGGAGGTACTTCGTAGAGTGTTGAGTTACCCCATACATTCATTCCAAGATCAGGAATGTTTGCAATTACGTTTACTCCAACACCTTCAAGTGTTTGCCAGATGTCAAGCAACTTCTTAGGTACGTTGTAATCAAGCTTACCAATCCTAAGATTATGCTTTCTATTTGTAGGAAGTGCCCATTCATATTGTAATGACTGATTGAGGATCTGTGCTCTCTGAATCATCAATGCTAAGAATGAAGGCGATGCAGGTGTTTGTTTTGCAGTACCTACGTAAGTATACTGTCCCCAAGGTGCAAACAATGCAGAATGTGTTGAGAACATTACAGTATTCATAGGTGCATATCTTGAAAGCAACTGTGCGTATCCTTCCTCACCGTATACTTCGGATCTTGCAACGCTTTGAGGAATGTCAATGTATGCTGTTGCACATCTGCTGTAATAGCCTACATTCATCAATGCAATGTGCATAGGTGAGAGTTCGTTGATTGCTAGATCAGAACCAAGTGCTTTGAGGTTCTGGTCATCCCATCCAGGTGATACTACTCTGTTAGGATTATAAGCAAGCTTATCATATAAGAGAGTAAATACACCATCTTTGACATTTGAACCATCGTTGAAGCCGACAGCTGATGTATATAACCATTCCATGTATCTTGTACTATATGCAGATACTAGATCGGCTGTACCAGCTTGAATGATAGCATCGATTGCAGATACGTAGTTAGGAGTAGCACTTCCACCTACATATTTGAATCTTGCAGCTGCAAGTGCTTCAGCTTCTGTGAGTACAGAAGAAACTGTATCAGTATCAACTTCGGCTTGTCTGTCACTGCCACCTGAAAGTGTAGCAACAGTAGTATCAAGCTGTGTATTATCTGTCATATCAGGTGCAGAGATGTCAATGAATTTTGACTCCACTTCTGACCAATGCAGAATAGTATCATTAGAGTTTTCTACATCAAATACAAATGACAGATTTTCAATTGCAGTCTTAACTCCTGTAGAATCTGTAACATAAAGAATAAGATTCCAGTAAGGCTTCTGTGCACCTTCCCAAGCGTAATGCTTCTTTGTAATTGTTGCACTGAGGTTATTACCAAAAGAACCGGGATATTTTGCAGTTAAGTTTACTAGCGGAGTGCCAACAATAACAGCCTCTTCTTTATAATATGTGTTCTCTGCAAATTCGGGTGCTACCTCATCCTTGCGATAGATACCGCCTTCTTGGGCCTTAGCAGTTGACCAAGTTTGCTCCTCATTAGGTACATACTCGTCAGAAGCGTTCTTTGTGTAATAACTTGCCCAGTTCTCATCCCAATCATCAGGCTTGTTCTCTGTGTGAATATCTACGTAATCATCTGCAGCTACTACAGGAATGTAATCATCACCAGACTTTGTAAAATAATTTGTATAGTTTGTTGCCCAATCGTCAGGTTGTGCAGAAAGAACAACATATTGTGTAGAAGACTCGTTCTTAGAAAACTCGCCAGCTGCTTTACTACCAGGGCAGAGTCTGCAAACAAGCACATCATATCCTGCAGTAAGTAATGTCATTGCTACTTGATAAGAATAGTCCTTGGACAATCTGTAATTAGTAGCCGGACCTCTATATGCAGCTACAAACTGTTCAAGACCCTGCTGAGTTGCAGGATAACGAATCCATGTAGCATTTTCTAACGCTTCATCTTCAGATACTCCAACAGCGTCTGCACGGAAATACCCGGGTCCCCAAGCGGCGGTTATAGGCAACGCTACAGTTGCATATGAACTGCTACCGATGTTGTACGTATAGTTCTGTGAAATTTCATTAATAACTATCTGTGCCATCAATGTTCCTCCTGTATAATGTGTTTAATTAATTTACGGTGTTATGATTCACTGTAAATAAGCGGTTCTAAATACAGTAAACACTTGATACCTTTATAGACGTATATAAGGTTCTATCACTTGTTTTTTAACTCAATGTGTGTAGACATTTCATATCGGTTCAAATGTCTTGCGGTATATGAAATCAATACACACCCATAACATTGCAGTTGTACTATTGACTGATACAATGTACCCGATTGAGAGTATTCAGAGCTTGCCGATGATTTTTCAATATTAGAACCTTCAGGAATTTCAACTGCAAATCTAATCTTGCGCTTGGCCTCATAAGGAAGTTCAATAGTCATGAAATACTGCGAAGTGTATTTAAACAGCAATTCTTTTATCATTTCATCCATATCTGCAGTGTTTGTAGTAAGAATTGTCATCTCATACTTTAAATCAATAGGTATGGCCTTTTCACTATACAACATATTAGTATCAGTATCAATAACTGCAGGCACGCCTCGTTTAGCACGCGTAAAATTGTACCGGTTATTATCAATAGTAGTGTTGGAATCTCTATTTAACGCAACCAGCGGAAATGTGATTTCATCATTCTTTATCTGCGCAGCAATTCCTATTATGTTTTCTGGGGCAACTACTTTAACAACAGGTTTACCTGTATTTCCGTAATTGAAGGATTGCTCTAAATCTTTAACAATTGCATTATCATATAAGTAGATCATGAACGCTCCTCCGAAGGTGTATAAGTATCTCCACGATAATCAGTATTAGGGTTCAGGAAATGATTAGAAGTATTGAATGTTTTCTTAATTTCATGCTCAGTGCGACCTACTGTTTGTTTTTCGTATACTGGTACTACTTGCGCAATTAAGTGGTCAGGAGCTTGTAGATCCATTGTAATTTCTATCACGCGAAAAACTCTATCAGGAAGTCCGCTATATTGTCCGGATAGTGTAAATAAACTATCACGCTGTACATTAGGTAAATTGAAACTACAATGTATTAAGAATGGAAGATTTGAATCGTTCTCTACAACCCATCCATATCGCTTGAATGTTTTTATTTTAGGATTTCCATCAAAGAATATGTGAGTAGGCAAGTATTCAGAATATGCCTCAACCACAGGTTCACCTTGTGCATTAGTGTCTGCCATCAATGGTTGTTGATATTTTGCAGGAATACCACGAAGCGCAAGCGCTTCATCATAGCGCTTGCGCATCAATTCAATATCAGAACCTATCAGATTGTTTACCATATTATGTGTTACCTTGATTATCTAATATATCTTGAATGTTTGCTACGTAGTTCAGCCAGCTCCAGTCGAACTGTTTTGTTAAACTTACTTCTGTTATATTCAATGCACTTCCATCAATCGCCAATGCCGTATCCCACTCTTTGTAAGATGCCTCATAAGGATATGAAAGCCACTTAGGATTCTTATCTACGTTAAATACTACAACTTTGATGTCAACATGCCCATCTTTGAATTTAACAGGTAGTATTCGTATTTTATCAAATCCAAGTGTTTGTACAGTTGTTAGATATTCA